ACCTATTAGGGCTTGGGCAGGTGGTGCATCTAATGAAACCACTCGTGATATTTTACAAAAAGAGCTGTTCGGACAGCCAGATGATCCCCATGCCAGAGGTACAGGTGCTATTCCTTTAAATTTAATCGGTGATACAACCAGAAAGCCCGGTGTGCCGAACGCCCACAACTCGGCAGTTATCAAGCATGTAAGTGGAGGCTGGTCTAGGGTAGGTTTTAAAGCCTATGAAATGGGTAAAGAGAAGTGGATGGGTGAATCGTTAGATGTTATTTGGCTGGATGAAGAGCCACCACCAGAAATCTACTCTCAGTGTGTAACTCGTACTGCTGATAAAGGTGGTATGGTGTATATGACGTTTACGCCAGAGAATGGAATGACTGAAACTATTGCTCAATTTATTAATGATTTGAAGCAAGGCCAGTATATGCAACAAGCTGGGTGGGATGATGCACCTCACATGACACCAGAGGTTAAAGAACAGATATTAGCAGCACTACCACCACACGAAAGAAAGATGCGTGAACAAGGTATTCCTTCTCTTGGATCGGGTTTAGTATTTCCAGTGCCAGAAGATCTTATTAAGTGTGAACCATTTGATATACCAGACCATTTCCCTAGGGTATGTGGCATGGATTATGGTTGGGATCACCCGACAACAGCTATTTGGACTGCTTGGGATAGAGATGCAGATATTGCATATATATACGACAGCTATTCACAACGACAAGAAGTGCCTGCAGTACATGCAGCAGCTATCAATGCAAGACCTAAATGGATTCCTGTTATATGGCCGCGAGATGGTAGGCAAGCAGACAAAGGTTCTGGTACTCCGTTAGCAGATCAATACAGAGCATTAGGTGTAAACATGATGAAAGGTAGAGGTCGCACTTGGGGAGGTTGGTTTACAAACCCACCAGTAGATACTCAACAAGAGGGATCTGGAGGTGTATCATTAGAATCTGGAGTTATGGAGATGCTTGAAAGGATGAAAACAGGAAGATTGAAGATTTTTTCTACACAATCGGGCGTTTTCGAGGAATTAAGGATGTATCATAGGAAAGATGGAAGAATAGTTCCATTTAAAGATGACTTGATTTCTGCTATGAGGTATGCAGTGTTATCTTTGCGACATGCAAGGATTAAACATTCTAGCCCAAGGCAGTATCAGGCCGAGAATAATTTTAATATATTTTCATAGGAGAAGTAATATGGGTGGAGTAGTAAGAATTTTTAAGAGTTTAACAAGTGGTAGAGTTGATCCACCACCTATGCAATGGAAAGACCCTGCAGGTGCAGCTGCCCCAGCTGTTGTGCAAGACTTAGGAAACAAAGCCATGAAAGAAGTAGTGACTGGAAAATCAGTTATTGAAAATGAAGTAGAAGCTCCACCAACAGCCGAAGAAACCCTTCTAAAGAAAAAGAAACAAGGTCGTTACTCAACACTACTAACTGGTGGTAAAGGTGCTTTAGGTAGTCCAGATATTGAAAAGAAATCATTACTAGGTAGTTGATATGGGAAAGAAAAGCGCACCACAACCTTTTATGCCACCAGCACCACCAGTGCCACCACCAGTAGATCGTAAAGAGTTAGACAAAAAGACGACTGAAGATATTGATAAGGCTAAAAGAGCTAAGGTTTCTACTAAGGATGGCAAAGATGCACCGCAAGCATCTCTATTAGCAGAAAGAGAATTTTGGAAAAAGAAAGAATCATTACTCAAATGATTGAAATCCGACCTAATGCTGGTCAGGAAGTAACCGATTGGGTAGCAAAGCGAGTAGATGCTACTACATTTGGTGATAGTGTGAATTTTGGGTTTTTCAATAATGATAAATTAGTTGGGGGAGTTGTGTTTAGTGAGTATCGAGTAGAGGATATTACATTCTCTGGTGCTTTTGAAGATAAAAAGTGTTTTACAAGAAAAGCATTAAAGTTCTTCTTTGATTATCCTTTCAGACAACTCAAGTGTCATAGGGTTACTGCATATACAGAAACGGACAACAACAAAGCAAACAAATTATTAAACAAACTTGGATTTACGCATGAAGGAACTATGCGAGAAATATCCGAAAAAGGAAAGGATGCCAATATATATGGTATGCTAAAAAAAGAATGTAAATGGTTAGGAGAATAACATGGGAAAGAAATCAGCACCGTATGTACCACCACCACCTGTAGATTATGCAGCAGAATCTCTACAAAGACAAAAAGAATCAGAAGAAATGGATGCAGAGATTAAAGCAGAAAGACAAAAAGCTTTAGATAAAAAGAAATCTGGTAGATATGCAACACTTCTTACTGGTGGTGAAGGCGATCAAGACGAAGCAGACATCAAAACTAGATCTCTTCTTGGATCGGGAAAGAAATAGGAGGCTATTATGGCAGTAGAGCAAATTATCAAGAGGCTCGCAAACTTAGAGTCATCTAAAGGTACATGGACAGATCACTGGCAAGAGATCCTTGATTATGTAATGCCTAGAAAGGCGACAACAACAGTTAGGTATGCGAAAGGTGCAAAGCGCACAGAGAAGTTATACGATTCATCTGCAATCCATGCCAATACATTGTTAGCAGCATCTTTACAGGGAACGCTTACATCAGCATCATTACCTTGGTTTCATCTAAGAGTAAGGGATGAAAGTCTAAATCAGCAGCGTGATGTTGCAGTATGGCTAGAAGATTGTCGTAATAGAATGTATAAAGCATTCAGCACATCTAACTTTAATACCGAAGTTCATGAGTTTTATCTAGATATTTGTTCTATTGGTACTGCTTGTGTTGAAGTTGAAGAGAATGATGGCAATCTTAACTTTAGAGCATTGCATATTTCAGAGTATTTTATTGCTGAAAACCACAAAGGACAGATTGATACCTTATATCGTAAGTTTGAATACTCAGCTAGACAAGCAAAACAACGCTGGGGTGATGCAGTAGGCCCTAAGATTGATGAAGCTATTAAATCCAAACCAGATAAAAAGTTCACTTTCATTCACTGTGTAATGCCAGCTGAAGAATATGAAGGCAAGAAAATAACTAAATTGCCTTGGGTTTCTGTATATATATGTGTAGATGATAAAAATATTGTTCATTCTGGTGGTTATAACGAATTACCATACTTAGTAACAAGATGGTCTAAAGCCTCGGGGGAGGAATATGGTCGCTCACCTGCTTATAATGCACTACCAGATATTAAAACACTTAATAAAGCGGTAGAGCTAGGTCTTAAAGCGTGGGCGAAAGCGATTGATCCACCACTATTAGTAGAAGATGATGGAATTATCGGTAAAGTTCGTACTACACCAGCAGGTATAACAGTAGTTCGTAGAGATGGTGCTATTAAACCTTTAGATACAGGTGCAAGATTTGATGTGTCTGATATGAAGGAAACTGAATTAAGGGGTGCTATCAAGCAAGCATTCTTCTCAGATCAATTAGAACTTCAGCAAGGCCCTCAAATGACAGCAACAGAGGTACAAGTTCGCTATGAATTGATGCAGCGTTTGCTTGGCCCTACTCTTGGTAGATTCCAAACAGAGTTCTTAAATCCACTTATTGAAAGAACATTCGCAATCATGGAAAGGAATGAAAAGTTCTTGCCAGCTCCAGAAGCATTAGATGGAGTAGATATTGATATTGAATATGTAGGCCCTCTAGCTCGTTCTCAGAGAATGGAAGAAGCAGTAGCTGTAGAAAGATTGTATGAGATGGCTGCTAACTTGGCACAGATTGCTCCAGAGGTTATGGATAATATTGACCATGACTCAGCTATTCGTTCTCGTGCAGAGTTGTTAGGTGTTCCTAAAGACATTATGCGTGATCCTCAAGAGATTGAAGATCAGCGACAACAGCAAATGGAACAACAACAGCAAATGGCAGAAATGCAACAAGCTCAACAAGGTGCAGATGTAGTATCTAAAGTAGCACCAGTAGCAGAGCAGATCAATCCTGAAAATGTTGAATCTACTCAAGCTGGAGTTGAACAAATAATGCAGGCTATGCAATGAGTACAGTAACAATAACTAAACTAAGAAAAGATTATGCCGATTGTTTTGGTTCTATATCTGGGGGTAAAGTCCTAGATGACCTGCGAAAAGCATATCAAATGCGAGAATCCTATGTAAAAGGTGATCCGTATGAAACCGCGAGGAGAGAGGGTGAAAGAGCTGTCTATCTTCGTATTTTAAATATGTGTAATATAAAAGAGGAATAAACTATGAGTGAAGAAATGGTCACAGAAACAACAGAT